AAATTTTTAGAAATAAAAATAAAACTCCTACATACAGTCCTATTAGATTTGGTGGTGTAGACAGTGAGTTTACAGATAGATTAAACGACGGTATTATGGAATTTACAAAAGATGACTTAAAGCATTTTTGTAACATAATCAACTTTGATATGTATAGTGAATAACATCTTTTTGAGTATTTAAAATGGGAATAGAAAAAGTAAAGAATGTAATACTAGTATCATCGGGTAAAGGTGGTGTAGGTAAAAGCACTGTAGCTGCCAATCTAGCGGTTAGTTTGTATAACTTGGACTATTCGGTTGGAATATTTGATGCTGATATATACGGTCCTAGTCAGTTTATGATGTTTGGATTAGAAAATAATCAACCGTATAAGCTAACTGAAGATAGAAAATTTACACTACCCTTTGAATCCTTGGGGTTAAAGATTATGTCAATCGCTAGTACTATCAGAGATGATCAAGCAGTTAATTGGCGTGGCACAATGGCAACAGTAGCATTGAAAAACTTATTGTTCAATACACACTGGGGTGAACTAGATTATTTAATTGTAGACATGCCTCCAGGTACAGGTGACATACAAATAGCTCTGTGTGATATGATTCCTAATGCACAAGTGGTAATTGTAACCACTCCTCAAGATGTTGCTTTATTGGATTGTAAAAAAGGCATTGAACTTTTTGTACAAAAAAATATTAAAATATTAGGCATTGTTGAAAACATGAGTGGACATATATGCAGTCACTGTGGCAATATAGATAATATTTTTGGAGAAAACGGTGCAGATAGTTTAAGTAAAAAATATTCTATTCCTGTGTTAGGCAAAATCCCTATTGAAACTACCATAAGAGTAAATGCAGATTTGGGTATTCCCATAGCGTTTACTGAATGTAAGACAAGTGAATTATATTGTGATATAGCAAGGAGAATGGAAACACTATGAGACCAATGGTAAAAATGATTCATGCAGATGGATTTTTCCCTGCAGGTGATGCTGAACGGTGTGTAGCAACAGTAAAAGATGTGTCATTTTCAGAAAAAAGTTATGGTTATGAGTTAGAAAACTTTAACATGGTTCTAGGCGGGGTAGAACCCATTCTAAGTAAAGTATTAGGTGAACGAGTAATTGTTGAGCACAAGCGAAGTGGTATCTTCCGTAAACCGTTTAACAATATTATTCACTTTGAAGACTTTGAGTCACTAAACGAATGGTGTTTTATTGTAGCATTAGAACCAAATACTTTAAATTTATACCATCACAAAGATCAACAAGGTAACATTGATGCTAAAACTGCATTGAATGGTTGGAATCACAACTATAGAAACTTGTTTGAATGGGAACTACATACTAATGTATTGTTAGAAACAAATCAAGGTGTGTTTATTAGACCATGGGTGTTTCATTCTCTTGATTCTAACTTAGTTCAGTATTACAGACTTTTTACTGACAGACATTTTAGAGTTTTAATTATAGGTGATGGCGCAAATCGTAAAGAGTTTTCGCAAGAGTTAACAAAACAACTTGAAGGTTCGCAACTATTAGATTCATGGGATACTAGAAAGACACACAAAGATATTGACTTTACAGAACCTGGATTGTTAAGAAACACACACCGAATATTAACTATCGCAAGAAACGGTACACAAGAAACACAAGCAACTATTATTGATATGAGAGCACCATTAAAAGCACAACGAGATATCATAAACGCAGATGTATTAATTTGGATAGATAGTACAAACAGTGAACATAAACAACTTGACTTTGAAATTCCAACTTTTTATGATGCACGAATTACTGATATAAATATAGAACAGATTAACAGAGTGGTTGAGATTATTAAAACAAAGAGGATTGCAAATGAGTGAAATTATAAATGAAGTTACAGAAGTAGTGCAAATAGAAGAAGTATTAGAAAAATATAAAAAATATAAAATTTATATTATTGACAATACATCAAGAATGCACACTATTCGTGTTGGTGATGGTTTGAATTTGATTAGCAATGGGGTTACTTATTTAATCACTCACAACAATGCATTAGACTTTCATGATGTGTTTTTAAATATGTTGACCAATCTAGAAGTGTTTTCTTTTAAAAACGAAACTTATTCTATGATTTTTAAGACCAAAGACTTGGTTGGCATACAAATAATTCCAGAAGATTACTAATAGAGCATTAGAATAATTAAACTTTATAAATAGAGTAAAGTTTAATTATTAATCTACTAGGAAATAAAAGTGGCAGCATTATCATCAAGACAAGACTTAACTGATTATTGTTTAAGAAGACTTGGTTTTCCAGTAATTGAAATCAACGTAGATGAAGATCAAATTTCTGATCGCATTGATGATGCCTTACAGTTTTGGTACGAGTATCATTTTGATGGTCGTCAAAAGACATTTATTTCTCATAGAATTACAGGTGATACTGTAAACTTAGCATCTGCTTTGACAGGTAATTATATAGTAGGTGAAACTTTAACTGGACTAACTTCAGGTGCTACTACTGTTATAAAGGAAATAGAATCACTTAATAGATTTATTACTGAAGACACTAAAGGTACATTTGTTGCAAGTGAAAATGTAAGAGGAAGTATTTCAAATTACAGTGCAGCACTTCATGCTACTACTTTTTTCACTGCTGGTGATATGAGTAATAAGTATATATCAGTTGGTAATGGTGTATTATTTATTACTCGTATGTTCAATTTTGGCGGAGCTGCTACAAGTACCACAAAAGATGGTCAGTTATTTGATATGATGTATCAGTTCAGACAGAATGACTTGTATAATTTGCTTGGCGCTGACATGATTTATTATACAGCAGTACAAACCCATTTGTCAACACTTGAACAGCTATTGGTTAATCAAAGACAGATTCGTTTTAATAGAAAAATGAATCGTGTATATATTGATACAGACTGGGATTTAACTTTTAATCCTGGTGATTATGTGGTTCTTGAATCATATAGTATTGTAGACCCAACAGAATTTTCTGAGGTTTATGATGATATGTTTCTGAAAAAATACGCAACTGCTCTTATAAAAAGACAGTGGGGCGAGAACATGAAAAAGTTTGGAGGTATATTACTTCCAGGCGGTGTCACACTTAATGGAGATAAGATTTACGAAGAAGCTATAGTTGAGATTGAAAAGATCGAACAAGATATGCAACTCAAGTATGAACTTCCTCCAACCTTTATGATAGGGTAGTCACATGCCCACAAATTTCTATTTCCAATCTGGCAATACTAGCGGCACTACATCTGAACAACGTTTAATAGAAGACTTGATTATTGAAAGTCTAAAAATATACGGTCACGATGTATTCTATCTCCCTCGCACTCTAGTTAAAGAAGACACCATCTTTGATGAAGATACATTGTCTAAGTTTACTCAAGCGTATCCATTGGAAATGTATCTTGAAAACATAGAAGGTTTTGGTGGTGATGGAGAGTTATTCAGTAAATTTGGTCTTGAAGTAAGAGACAGTGCAACTTTTATATTAGCTAGACGCAGATGGGAGGAATTAGTAATAAGTTCAGGCGGCACATTTACACAAGACACTCGCCCGTCTGAAGGCGATTTATTATACTTTCAAAAGACTAATTCACTGTTTGAAATTCGTGAAGTAGAATTCAACAATCCTTTTTATCAAGCAGGCAAACTTTACATTTACAGATTGAAGTGTGAGTTGTTTGA